TTTACTTTTGAAATATCCAATAAGTTGAACAATTAAAGTATAAAATATAAAAACACAACTTGAAATAGCTACTGTTTGATAAGAAGAATTTCGGACACTTTCATTAACAATATCATTTATTGTTTGAAAGTCATTCATATCTATCTTATTATCAAAGAGGAAGGTTAATAACTCTCTTTTACGGGGGAGCTATTAACCTATCCTTTCTTTAACTTAAGAACCGCTACCTCCACTAGCTGCAGCGGCAGCCAAAGACGTTTCACTAAATACTCCTTCTGGAAGAATAGTTCCGATAGCACTAAATGAAGAATTAGTAACAGGTACAGCAATATGTACATACTGCCAAACTCTCTCATCTACTTGCTTACCAGACTTTCTACCAGTAGCAAAATGCAAACTAAAGATTGCATAACCTGCAGTAGATGCACCACCTTGTCCACTAGTATTAGGAACTAAATCTTCAACAGTTTCTGGATAGCCAGGATAAATATCAAGACTTTCACTATCTGTAAGAGTATAGCCCTTATCACCAGCACAACGTCTAGCAAGGTCTGCAATATAAGCTTTATCACCAATAGCAGGCTTAGCGTGAGTCAAAGATGAAGTAGTTACACCAGACAGACTATCTGCAAACTTAATCTCATAATCAGTATTGTCGAGACCAGCAATTGTTACAGCAGCTCCTGAATTACTAGCAGAAACTGCAAATAAATCATTTGCCTTATTGTTAACATACTTAATAAGCTCACCAGCTTCTGTTGCAGCAGTAGTAGTCTTTGCTACAATACTACATGTAAACAGATTACGTTCATGGCTTACTACACCTTTCTTAACAAGAATAATAGTATATTCTTTTCCAACTACAGGAGTAGGAAATGTGAAAGTAGCACTAAATTTAGCACCAACAGCAGGAAGAGCTTTTACAATTTCCAATGTAGAAATATCTACTTCAGGAATAATAAAAGCAGGAATATTAGTACCACGACCTAATGCAATACCAAAGTTTGTCTTAGGAGCAGCATTAGTCAATACAGAACTAGCACCAAGTTCAAAGAATGAAATGGCACCTGCTGCAAGATTGCTAAAGTCATAAGGTGTTACATTTGCTCCACCAGCAACAGCTTTAGCATTAAGAGCCTTCTGACTATTTACAATTAAAAGTTGTTTCATTTCTTATAAATTTAATTAATTTTGATAACCATCATTATCGGGACGAACATTATTTCTTACATTTTCACGTTGTTGATTCTGATTTTGTTGTTGAGCAGTAAACAGAGAACCTTGAACAGAAACTCTATAAAGGTCAACAGCGTGTTTAAGCATAGGAATTTGCAGTTGTACTGGCAAATCAGAATCAACGTTTGCACCACTAACATCAGCTAAATATCTAACTTCATTAGGTTTCTTAATGTAAGACATTCTAATGCTTTTTACAGTAAGGACGTTTGCTAGAGGTGCAAGTTCAGCACTATCGTTTTCTCCTAAATAAATCTCAAACGTACTGTTTTGTATATTATTATTGTTGGCATATACAACCATAACAGGAGTTCTCATTCTAGGAGATAGTACCCAATCATTAAGAACGTCAGCAAGATAAGCATCATCTATAATGCGAATAGGAAACCATCTAGTATCATTTCCGTTATTATCATATTTTATAGCAAAATCAACAAAATATAATGCCGATTCGTTAGTTAAAATATCATTGGAATTTAATGTAAGAGGATTTGTTCTAAAACTATTTATCGTATCGCTCCCTTCAAAGTTATAAACTTTTACTTTATAAAGAGTACGAAGAGCATTGATACTTGCCAACTTAGCGTTATCTGTAATTATTCTATCATTTGTAGTCCCGACGTTGTTATTGACAAGCTCATCAACAACATCAATAGTAGATGTGTTGATGAGATTATCAATTTGTTCTGGAAGAATTGCACGAGTATTTTGCATACCCATTTGTTGGGCATACTGTCTAAACCATATGTGCATCTCCGCGGCGTTCATACTTTATATACTTTAGAGTAATTTGAATTTGTTCTTCATAACCTCAAGTAGTGCAGCATTATTAGGATTATTAAAATAAGCTACAGCTTCATTGATATTGCTACCAATAAATGTACCATCGGCAGTAGAAATTTGTTGATTAAATTCTGGACGAACTAGCTCGCCTCTAGCAATAAGTGCCTCAATAAATGCTTTCATTTCAACATTCTTATCGTCATATAAGTCATTAAACTTATCAGGACTTTCATTAAGATATGCCATCAATGCAGCAGTCTTTTGGTCTTTAGTCTTAACAATAGCTTCTCCTACGTTACCTCCAGTAGAAACAATCATTTGTAAATAAACAGCGTCAGTCTTTTTATCACTAGCTTCCAAAGCCAAGAAGTTACGCATAGCTTTCTTACGTTCTTCGAGGAGTTTCTTAGCACGTTCTGCTTCTTTACCTTCATCTCTAATATAGAACCTAAGACTAGCATCAGAATTAATCAAAGCTGTATCTTTAGCAACGTCATGATACAAAAGACAATGACGATACATAAGATAATCTTCAATTTGTTCAGGACGACCATATTGATATTTTTTACCTTCAAGGTCGTTCATATCTTTAACCCAAATTCTGACAGCTTCTTTAATAGCAGCTACATTATTACGAGGAACAGCTTCACGTCTAGCGTTAATTTTATCTTCTTCTGCTTTAATGTTCAAATAATCTTTCTTTTTGTTATAGTAGAATGAGATATTTAAAGTAGAACCTTGCTCTACAACATTAAAAGAAATATTGTTAAGATATGCTTTTACACGAGTAGTAAAGTCTGGATTAGACGGAGAAAGACCGATAAGCTCAGGGAAATAAGCTTCAACTTCACCTTTATTTGAAGAAAGAACACGACTAGAATTAATAGAACTACCAATTACAGTCTTACGCGGACCAATACTAGCTTTATTAGCATTACGATAAGCTGAGAAAACTTGTACAGGCGCAATAATTACACTTCTTTTATCAACATAAGGTTGATTTAATTCTTCTTGTTTTGCAGCTGCATCCTGAGCAGCAGTTGTTCCTCCACTAACTTTCGCAGAAACACCTTCTTTATTGAGATTAGTTGGTTCCATTGTTATGCCTTTTATTTAATCATTATTAATTACAATACACACTTCAAGTGCATCATCTTAGTTGCGTTGTTTACTTGCAAACCATAGCTGTTCTTAATTTCATAAGAACTCTTATCTACTGTTGTAGAAATGCTATTGTTAGGAACAGCACCCCATGATGCAGGAATCGGAGTAAGACCTTTCAGCACACCTTGATGATAAATCTGACCTTTTTGACGAACTTTACGTACATTACGAATTCCATCATAAGTAGACATATCAATAATAAAGGCTTGGTGAGAACACATTGGACGACCTGTACGAGGATGAATATTACCATTAGCTCGGTCTGTGTCGGCAATACTACCACGATTCAAGAATGATAATGGCTTGACAGTAATGATATGACCATCAGATGTCTTATAACTACGGAAGTACTTACCATAAGAAAGATAACCACCCTTTTCTTCAATCATCTTGTCACCGAGAGGAGTAGCAAAACCGTTACCATTTGCATCGTTACGAATAGCCATATCGAAATCATCGATAAAACCAGTACCTGCAAAAATAGTAATTTCCATAGAACCTGTATCAGAAGTTCTGTCAAGCAAATCACCAATACTACGATTAATCTTATTAAGTGTCAGATATTCACCATAAGTATCATAATTAGATTCACGACAAATCTGCTGCATACCTGCTGTATGAGGAATAGGATTACCATTATCGGGGTCAATCAATGGAATACTACCATCTTCAAGACGGTTATACTCAGCAAACCAAAGACGTTCTTCATCCATTACACGAATTTGCAGGTCATGCTGACGCATCTCTTCGTTAATCCAAAGATTAGTAGTTCCTCCACCTTTTGTTCTAAATTCATAAGTAACAACAGTGTTAGAAAGATTACCAGCAATTTCCTTAGAATAACGATGGAACTCAAGCTGAGATGTCATCTTACCAGGACCCATAACATTACTACGATTACCTTTAGAGTAACTCTCAGGAATAGTAGGAGCAGTAAGTGTCCAATATTTACCAACAGCAAGATTTTCTGAGTCAATGTAAGCATTAGGATTTGGATTAGTAATCTTAAGGCGATATAGGAAACCACCATGAGCACCAGGACCAAGGTCTTTCATAATACGAACTTGACTAACACCATCGGGAGCAATCAAACCATACTGTTCAATAAACCAATGAGTAGCAAACTCTACATCAAACATAGCACCACCTTTACCAGGAGTAGTATTAGCTGTGTTAAAGTAAAGAACACGGTCATTGAATTTAGTACGTCCCATAGTCTTCCAAGTCCACTGAACTGTATCAATATCTACAACTCCAATAGAACCTTGACCTTCAGTCATAAATGTAAGCGGGAACCTATCGTCATCATACCCATAAGTATAGGTAAGAATGTTATTGATTTCCGCAGCTTTAGTGATAGCAAGATTAGCAATGGTTTCCTCATTTGAGTAACCACGGTCATCAAAATTACCACGAGATACTTCTCTAAGTTTGTACATAATTTTAATTATTTGTTAAACAATTAATAGAGGTTAACTAAAAACAATATCATTTTTATCAACTTTACCTTGTGGTTTTATTAATTTAACTGTTTTAGATTTGGTACTTTCTTTAGCCTTAAGTTTCAAGACACGAACTTGTTCTTCTTTAACAGCCATGTCAATTAAATCTTTATATGTACCACCAGTATACATCAACCACGCATTAAGAAGTTCACGACTAAGTAAGTCGTCATCAGTTTCATTGTTTAAGTCTCTCTGATATGCAGTAATTCTATTACCATCAGCATCAACCTCAGTTTGCCTTGACAGATAATTATAGAAGTCATTTGGTGTAAGAGTTTGTTTTTGACCATTTACTTCTTTTACAAAACTTTCAGGAAGTTTATATCCAGCGATTAGTCGGCTTTTGATAACATCATTAACTTTATTCCAATAAGTATTAAGTTCTTCAAGTTCTTGCTGTCTAGCAGCTTCTGCTCTACTAGCAATATCATTACGAAGGTTTTCATCTTTTTCTTGAAGAGATTTAAGTTGAGCAACAGCCTCATCGTATAATCCACCTGTATCTTTAAGATACTTAATGTAATTATCATTCAAAGACTTATTACCAAACTCTTTAGCAGCCATTCTTACAATAGCTTCTTGCTGAGCAACATTATCTTTTTCTATTTCAATACCTGAACGGTCAGGAAGTTCTCCAAAACCAGCAGGTGAACCATTCAATGTAACATAATCTTGAAATTGCTTAAGAAGAGGATTTTCTGCATATAGCTTATTGATAGCACCTTGTTGCAGTTCATTAGACTTTAAATCTATAACAGCATTAACATAAGCTTGAACTCCAGCAGCATCATTAGTAAACTCTACAGGATTTCCTTGTTCATCTACAATTTCAGTACCTAATGCTTGTTGAATAGAAGCAATAGAAAAAGTATCATCAGGTTCTTGTTCTAAAGATTTAATCCAATCTTTTACCTCAGACGCTTGTTTAAATACTTTACCGTCTTTATCTACTAAGTCACCGTTTTCTGCAACAGTATATGTAGCATTTTCGTACTCAACTTGTGTGCCTGCTTCTAGCTCCCCCGTAGAAGAATTGTCAGCATCGTTTCCACCTTCTCCGTTTCCGCTATTATCAGGTTCTGTAGTACCTTCATTAGCAGGAGTAGTTTTCTTACTTAAATCATCTACATCTCCTCCATTTAAAGGCGTTACATCTTCGGTAGTTTTAGTTGCTCCACCTTCAGTAGTTTGATTACCATTACCAGCTTGACCTTGACCGTCATTACCGCCAGTTCCCTCAAAATCTATGTTTATATCAGCCATAACTTTAATATTAAGTTAATTAATAGGATAACTTTGTTAAAACATCACAAATATAATACTTTTGTCGTAAAGTCCAAAGTTTGTATTAGTATTTTAACTATTATTTAACACTTTAGCAACAGCATATCTTAAAAGATAAGTATGAAATTAATGAGTCCAATATATTTACTTATAGTTTAAGCACTAATAATATCATCTTTCGTTGTCTATTATAACCGATTTATTGCATATAAAATTCTCTATTTAGTGTTTTATTTTGTGTATATTACAAGTCATAATAGTTTATGATTAATTGATAAGCTATTATATGTGATTCACGCAAATCAAAGTTTAAAATCTACAAAATAATTAAGTGTCCTGACTAGTACATTTAATACTAACAGGACACCGAGTAACTTGGGATTGCACCAAAGTATTTGTTTTAATTTCCTAAAAAGTTTGTTTAGGAATTGAATCTTCTATTCTTTTAACGTATGCTTCATACAATAAGTCATTTGTTTCTTTACTTATAGTATTTTCACTTTCTGCCCCCATAACTCTTTGTCCAAGAGCTATAAAGTCTTCGCATTGCTTTTCTAGAGATTTAGAAGAATTAAGAGTACCAGTATAAACTGTTGTTAGTACTCCTACAATTAATTGTTTTTCTCTATCTGTCATATTTATTTCTTTTTATATCAATATCTTGACCTTTTTCTTCATGCGTTCCGTAATAAGGAATAACAGCGTGATTATTATTATGTAATATATTTTTCATAAAATTAATGTTTCCATTTACTTGCATTTCTTGCAAAATTAGCTTTCTTGACCATAGCAGGAGAATAATTCTCTTTATTAGCAAGAACTCTATTAGCAAATTCTTAAACTCCCATACCATGTTTAGATGCAGCAGCAGTAAAAGTACCTTTCTTAGAAGGAGCTATATGAATTGTGCCACCATAAGATTTCTTTTTACGTTTAGCTTCTACTGTAATTTCAGGAAGATATTTAGCATGAGTAGGTTCTTTCACACCATATATATCATCTAAATAATATCTATCATATATATCAAAAGGTTTTCCTTTTATACTACTGCCAACATTATCTCCTGGAGTAGCAAATAAATCTGTATTATAATCCCATGTATCAAATATACTTACATATTCTCCTTTTTTGTCATATCCTTTAGACATTGTAGCATTACTTAAAAATGGGAGAGTTACAACGGCATTACCTTTTGGAGTTATTGTGTGAACATTAGAAACATTTTTAGGAAATGAGATAACTTCTCCTAATAGTTTTTTACCTTCTTTATTAACTTTTCTTGTTTGATAATTATTATATGTAGGAATTATCACATCTTCTATAAAAGACGGTTCCCGCATATATGTAACATACATTCCATTATTAAGAACACCTTGTGTTGGAAAATACTCTGCTGGTTTTAAAGTACCTGTTCTTTGAGGCATACCTAAGTACACATCTTTTGCATCCTCATGCTGTAAAACAGTGAGAGCATCTGCTTTATCTTGAAGTTTTTCTAAATATTTTCGTTTTCTTTCAGGCAGTTTATTAATTCTTGAACGAACTTTTCTTATTTCTTCTGAAACTTTATTTCCAGCTTCATCTGCTTCCCTATAAGTAATATTTTTATATGGAGTATATCTAGCCAATCTTTTTTCAACATAATCGTCATCATTGAACAAATAATTTTTTACTCCGCCTATAGCATCTGCTGTTCCATCGTTATATAACCTGTTTTCATTAATAAAATTATACCAAGAATCTCCGGGAACTCTATTATATACTTTTTTGGGATTAAATTTTATGCCATTTATTAAATTATTAGGAATATACCCAGCACCTCCTGTAGTTATAGGTTTCTTTCCTCCACCTCTAAATTGAAGTCTGCCTCCATTTTCAAATTTAAGTTTACTAGTAGATTGATATTTAGGTGGAATATAAATATCGTTTAACCACATACCTCCAGTAAAACCATTAGGATTAAAATTAGAATCTACTTTTCCACTATATTTGCTTTCATTACTAAAAGTAGGATGATATACAGTTTTGAATTCATCTGTCCAATGGTCTATTGCGTTTCCTTTTCCTTTAGGATACTTATCATAGTAACCTCTATAATTATACGTTTTATCATTTAAAGCATACAATAGAGCTTCATCAGGATTATTAAAACCCCAATTTGTATAATTTTCATTAGCAACTTTTTCCATAATAGACATATAGTCACTATCAGAAAGTCCTCTATGTTCTAGTGTTCTTCTACGTTTAGGCATATCTATTATAATTTAAATTATTGTATAAAAAGGCATAACATGAGTCGGTAACAAACTAAGTATATTATTTAAGTGCATTTGATACTTCAAATTTTCTATTTCACACTCACAAGTTTTAATTTTTTGTTTAATTGTATTATCTTCCTGTAAATTATTATCTTTAAATCCAATAGATATTTTTTCTCCTAAAGATATTAAATCTTCACATTGTTCATCTAAAGATTTACTAGTATCAAAAGTATTAGTATATACTTTAGCTAACAAGCCTATTGTCAACTTTTGTTCTCTATCTGTCATATTTATTTTTATTTGTTTTAGCTATTCTTTCTTTAGACCTAATATCTTCCAACTTAACAGCTCTATCAGCAGCTTTATTGTATAAATCAGCTTGCATTTGTTGACGAGTAACATTAAGTTTTTCACGTTCGATATTCATTCTATTTTCTTCAGTAGCAGCAGCTAATCTATTCTTAGCCTGTTCAGCTTCATCCCCTCCAGTATTTCCAAGCATAGACATATCAACATCAATATATTTGAGTTGCATTTCATGTTGGAATTTAAGTTCTTCAAGTTCTTTATCTTGTTGACCTTTAGCTTCTATTTCTCTAAGTTTATTTTGAATCTCTTCTTCTTTTAATTGAGCGTCAACTTGTTGCATCTGTTCTTCATGCTGTTGTTTAAGCTCATTAAACTTCTGAATAGTAGCTTTTATTTGAGAAATATTATCGCCTGTAATAGCAGATAATGCCATATCAAGGTCTCCATTTTGAGCAGCACTAAAAGCCCATTGTCTAAGTTGTTCTAGTTTATCTTTTTCTTTAGAATCATTTTTAACAATAACTCCATAGTCAGAATAAAGAAATACATTTACGTCAAGACTGATATAATGTCTGTTTCCTTCTAAATCAAAGTATGCAGTATCAAGACCATCAACATAAGCTAATTTAGCAAAGTCTATATCTCTTTGATAATCACGACGACGCATTTGGTCAAAGACTTCTGTTATAATTACTGTTCCCATAGAACTTCTAGCAACAGCTTCTTGTGTTGTAGAAACACCAGCAGATTGTGCAATATCACCATATCTCTGAGCATTCATATCTACACAATCCCAAGCTTCTTGTCTAGTAGCTTCCATAAGATTAGTTAATTGAGTAATATAATCACCCATTTGAGCATTTAACAACCTAATGTTAGCTATCTTTTGTGAATTTGTGTCTTCACTGTCATCAACTAGAAGAACTCCGTCTGCAGCCATTCTATATACCCTATCTTCACTATCACTAGATACTAAACTCTCAGGTAAAATAAGAATAAGCATTTTATTCTTTGCTATTACCATTTCTCTATGATAAGAAAAAATATTACGCATTATTTGAAATGGAGTAACAGTTTTAATAATAGAGAACTTCCCCATAAAAGGTAGAACTTCCATTATTCCATTATAGGGCAGTTTACCATCACGTCCAAAAGGAACAGGTCTTGCTTTAATTGGATAAATAGCAGTATATCTAGAGCCTATACGATAGCCTTCATAAACTTGAGTTTTATATTCCCACTCAATATCAATGTCTCCTGCTTCTTTATTTAATTTATAAGTTTCATCTACAATTCTAGTTGTTGTCAAACCAACTTCATTAACATAAGTAAGAATACCAACTCTAGCTTGTCCTTTCCAAACTACATGCCAAACTTCAAATAAATTGTTATTTTCAGCAGCAATATTTACAGGTTCTTTTTTAAATAGCTCTCTTTCTTTATCTGTAAATTTTTCGCAAACATCAGGATAGTCTTCAAAATATTTACTATACATAAGTTTAGTACCAGAACCTTCTCTAGTATATTTGCCATAATATTCTTCTAAGAACTTTTTATCTTTATCAGTAAGATAGTTATCAAACATATCCATAATTTGAGTATAAGATAAAAGAAGTTTTCTTGCAAACATATCATGGTCTTCTACAAAGAAATTTCCATTAGGAATAGGATAAGCTTCTAATACAGGAACTCTTTCTTTAATTATTTTTTCACCTTGTATATCTGAATAAGTATAACATTCTCCAAGAGAAACATAATCACAGAAAGCAGAAAGATATACCATCGCATCGGCAGTAATTGCACGAATATAATTTAATACTTCTTGACCTTGTTTACTTTCATCATCAATATATTTCTCATTGAAATTATTCATGAATTCTTCAGGGTCAGGCATAGCATCTTGAGGATTTATTTGTTCTGCTGGAACTCCTTGTTGTTGAGCTTCTGCTTGCATTTGCTGAAGTCTTTGTTGAAACTCTTGTTGAAAGGCTTGTGCAGCCATAACTCCTATTTCTTCTCTCAATTTAGCTTTCTTTTTGAGAACAATATCAGGATTACTAGCTCCAACAATAAATTCATGAACACCTTTGAAATATTCTGAAATATATCTTCTGATAACATCATTCATTATATCAAGATTTCTCATAGTAGCAGGGAAACGAGTAAATTTCTCGTTGTTGCTATTATAAGGATTGAGAGTCTTTTTATAAAATGAATTTGGAATATCACCATGAAGGATACTTAATTTTGTTTCTGTATCATTACGGTCATTAAAACTAATACCAGCACTAATTATATAATCTATACAATTAGCATACCAGTATGGTTTTTGTTTTTCAGCATAACCTACACGTTGCTGAGGAAAGTTTTTATAATCATTAAATATTTCCATAGTTGTAATTTAAAACCATTCTCTTTTCCAAATATTTTTAGAATTTTCTTTTATCTTCTTTCTTTTAACTAATTCTTTAGCAGCTTCAACGTCCATAAGACGCCAACGAAGTGCTCTCATAATCATTTCAGAAACACGGTCAAAGTTACCAACAGGATTCCATTTCTTTAATTCAAGAATAGATTGATAATCGTATATAGTATGAAAGAAATAAACGTCATTACCTAATTCATCTTTACCTATAACACTATATAGCATTTCTTTAAGAAGACGAAGACCTTCTAGTTTCTTTGGACCATCACCCATATTAACACCATAAGTAGAAGCAACAGCACCTTTAAGAGAAGTATCCCAAATTTGAACAGGGTCTTTCATTAAATATTTAAGAGCTTTCCATTTACTAAAGTTACTTACTGTTTCACCTCTATTTATTTCAACAGCTACAGTTCCTATACAATTATAATATCTTGCCATACAATAACATATATAGTCAGAATCTTCAAGTTTTTCAGGACGACCATAATAAGCTGCTACTAATGCAGATTTAAAGTTATTATATTGACAAGGTTCCATCCATACTTTAATACTGTTATGTGAGTTTTTATTTGTTATTTGTTTATATTCTTTGTTAATTCCTACAGGGTCATAACTTATAGAATATATACCAGGAGGAGTTCCGTATACTTGTTCACCTTCTTTGTTAATATAATTAACTTTAATAGGATTAAACCATTTACGACAACATCCATGATGATGTTCGTGACCTTTAATTGGAACGCCTTCAATCCAATCATAAAAGTCAACATTGTATTTACCGCCTTCTGCTTCTACACGAGCGTTTGTCTTAAATATAACTTCTCGTTTATCATTAGGATTTTCTGTGAACATACCATCAACATAAATCTTAAAAGCATTATCGTTTTTAAGACGTTCTTCCCAAGCCATAAGAACTTCACTACTAAATATATTTTCAGTAGTAGAACTGAAAGATTCAGATGGCATATTTGCATATTGTCCTAAATAATTGATATATTCAGCAAAAGTCTTAGCTGTTTCTTTTTTATGCTCTCTTTCTTTAAATGCTATTTGAAGACCAATTCTTAAATCAGAGTTACCATCTTCATCCATAGCATACTGGTCACCAATTTGACCTTGAAGTCCCCAAGCATAAGGTTTAAAGTAACCACAAACTTCATTACGAGAATCTTTATCCCAAACATTTTCAAAAGGCATAAAGCCAGATGCTTTAGGAGCATAAAAGTTTCTCTCAAAAGTTTGCATATTACCAGATGTAGCAGTACCCCAACAAGTTAATGTACCTGTAACATAAGCACCAGTTCTCATGGCAGGTTCTGTTACAGACATAAACTCATCGAAGTTTTCCATAGTAGATAACTCTTCAGTTTTTACATCTATAGCGTCTTTACCGATAGCACAATCAGGATTGTTCATAGCAGAAACACTAAACAATGCGCTATTCCAAGACTTTGAAGACACAGTTCCGTTAGGAAGTTTAAATCCTAATTTGAAGTTTTCTGTATTAGTAGATAATAATCCTCTAACAAACGGAGTTTTAGTTTCGTAAAAACGAAGATTGTTAATCGTAAAATCAGTAAGACCTCCTGTAGCTGTTAAATACTTTTTATCAGCAGCTACATGAATTACTACTTTTCTACTATTTAAATTTATTGTATTAGCACTATCAGAAGCTTCGATATAAGAAAATCCTCCACGACGAGTTTTATCTATTATAAGATGAAAACCATTACG